CTCCTGTTCTCGGTAAGCCTGCAACTCCGAATGTAACGGAAAAGACAGGTACAGCAAGCGACACTTACAAAACGGCATTCTGGAACAGTATTAGAAACCGCAATTGGATCGATGTCCACGATGATTTGCACATTGGCACAGATGCAGAGGGCGGCTATCTTGTTCCGGATGAGTTTGTGCGCCTGTAAAAGGCGATGTTTACAGTAGATTAGGCTCTACACCGCACAGCAGAGCGGTTGTCAATCTGCCTAACCGATGACAGGAAACTGGACACGGGAACACAGCACGGCAGAAACGCAGGAAACGTCAAAAGGATATGAGGCGAGTAGTACCTGCAATGACAAGATAACATAAGGATAAGGCTGGATTGCCAAAGCAAAGGTTAGCTCCTTTTTCGTGGGAGGGTGTGGAAATTATCCTGAAACCACTCTCATGACCCCACCATAATATTGAATTCGTTATGGTGTCTGCTATAGGTCATGAAGCAAGCGTGAGAACACGTGAGATAAACCGAAATGATATCCGACAGTTATCACTTGCCTATAAGCATCGTTAAACAGGGATTGCCTAAGTGGAAATGCCGAAAGGCTATGTCTATTCGAGACTGAATATTCCATATGGCAACGGAGCTTCCGTAGTAGTCCGAGGTGGATAACGCCCACTACATGGCGAAGGGAAGCAGTTTGTTAATTCCAAAGTAAGAAGATGAAAGGGAGGAGAATCCTCATGAATCCAACATCGGAGATTTTGGAGCGTGTCAATAAAAGTTCCTCGGAACATCACGACGGAGTCTTTACAAGACTCTTTCGCTACCTTCTGAGAGAGGACATTTATTTTGCAGCTTACCAGAAATTATATGCAAACAGTGGAGCAATGACTCCCGGAAGTGACAACGACACTGCTGACGGTTTTAGTGCTGAATATGTGCATGAACTGATTGAAGAATTGAGGTCAGGAAAGTACAAACCGAAGCCTGTGCGCAGAGAATATATCAAGAAACAGAACGGAAAAATGCGCCCACTGGGTATTCCGTCATTTCGAGATAAACTTCTGCAAGAGGCGGTTAGAATGTTTCTGGAAGCAATCTATGAACCGTTATTTTATGACCAGTCACATGGTTTCAGACCGGAGAGAAGTTGTCATACAGCTCTCGACCAGATAAAGACAAATTTTCGTTCTGTAAAATGGTTCATAGAAGGCGACATCAAGGGTTGCTTTGACAATATAGACCACGCAGTGCTTATTAAAACGTTAGAAGTCAAAATCAAGGACAGCAGATTTATCAATATTATCAGAGCTTTCCTGAAAGCAGGTTATGTGGAAGATTTTCAATATCATACCACAATCTCCGGTACACCACAGGGCGGAATCATTTCCCCTATTCTGGCAAATATATACCTGCATGAGCTTGACCGGAAAGTCATGAAACTCAAGGAAAAGTTCGATAAGCAGTCTACACGACACCAGACACCGGAATATCTTCATTTAGCGAAAAGAAGGCAGACACTTCAAAAGAAGATTGACAGGGTAAAAGGTGAGGAACGTGAGCTTGCAATCAAGGAATATAAAGCGGTGTGCAATCAAAAATTGAAAACGCCCGCAAGAATGTCCGACGATAAAAAGCTTGTATACTGCCGATATGCTGATGATTTTCTAATTGGAATCAGCGGAAGCAGAGAAGACTGTGAAGAAATTAAAGAGATTCTGAGAGAATTTCTATCAACGCAGTACCATTTAGAGTTGAGTGCTGAGAAAACAAAGATCACACACAGTGCTGAACGAGTACGTTTCCTTGGTTATGACGTTGCGGTACGCCGAAGCCAGAAGATAAAGAAAAAGGCAAACGGTGTTAAACAAAGAACGCTGAATAACTCTGTAGAATTAACTGTACCTCTCGAAGATAAGATCATGCAGTTCCTGTTCAAAAACGACATCATAGAACAAAAACCAAACGGAGAAATCTGGGCGGTTTGCGTTCCAAGATTAAGACATCTTTCGGAAGTGGATATTGTGAACAGGTATAATGCACAAATCCGTGGCATTTGCAATTATTACTGCTTAGCAGCGAATTATGATAAGCTGAATTATTTCCGTTATCTTATGGAATATAGCTGTCTAAAGACGCTTGCAAGCAAAAGCAACAGCACAACGAGAAAAATCATCCAAAAATATCGTCATGATGGCAAATGGGCTATTCCCCATGAAGTTAAAGGCGGTATCAAATATGCAAAGCTTGTCTCGTTAGCTGACTGCAAAGCCGGTAAGTTGATGTCCGATAAAGACCCATGGCAATACAAATCCTTTGACCCGAAAAAGCTGTCACAATATGTGCGGTTAAGCGCAGGGGTATGTGAGCTGTGTGGTGATAATAGTGATTCCTGCTGTATTTATCATGCAGGTAAAATGAAGAATCTGAAAAGCACTACGGAATGGGGCAAGAAAATGCTTCACATGAGACGTAAAACGTTGATTGTTTGCCCGAAATGCTTCAAAAAGATTCACAGGGAACAAAATAAATGACATGTCAATAATGAATGGAAAGCCGTGTACATCGAGAGGTGTAAGCACGGTTTGGGAGGGGCTTTGTGCAAACCTGTCATCGAAAGATGATAAGGCGGCACACTGCTACCTCACGAACGAAAACTGGTGGAAGCATTGGAGGAAGAAAGTGTCTTCCGTCAGATGGCAACGGTCATCAAGACTTCCAACGGCGACCGTAAGATTCCGATTGTGACTTCCAAGGGAGAAGCTGTGTGGATGGACGAGGAGCAGCAGTATACGCTCTCCGATGATACCTTCGGTCAGGCATCGCTTTCCGCATATAAGCTGGGAACAGCAATCAAGATTTCTGAGGAACTGCTGAACGACAGTGTGTTTGACCTGCCTTCCTACATTGCCCGTGAATTTGCCCGTCGTATCGGCGCTAAGGAAGAAGAGGCATTCTTTGTTGGTGACGGCAAGGGCAAGCCGACAGGCATCTTCCATACCGTAGGCGGTGCGGAAGACGGTGCAACTACTACAGGTGCAAGCATTACATTTGATGATGTCATGGAACTGTTCTACTCCCTCAGAAGTCCGTATCGTAAGAAAGCGGTGTGGGTTCTCAACGATTCCACGGTTAAGGCACTTCGCAAGCTGAAGGACAACACAGGAAACTACATCTGGAATCCGTCTGTTCAGGCAGGTGTACCAGATACCATTCTCAATCGCCCTTACAAGACATCAAGCTATGTGCCGGAAATCAAGGCTGGCAACAAGTGTATGGCATTCGGTGACTTTAGTTATTACTGGGTAGCTGACAGACAGGGACGCTCTTTCAAGAGACTGAATGAACTCTTTGCTATGACCGGACAGGTTGGCTTTCTTGCAAGTCAGAGACTGGACGGCAAGCTGATTCTCCCGGAGGCTATTAAGACACTTACCATCAAGAAAGCGTGATGTAAATGATAACGCTGAAAGAAGCGAAGAATTATCTGAGAGTGGATTATGATGAGGATGACAAACTGATTCAGAATCTGCTGCTTACAGCTAAAAATCTGGTAATGGACGTTGGTAGAATGGACGAGGATGCTTTTACCCAAAATGAAGATACCGTGCGGGCTGCGATGCTTTTCGCACTTGGTTATCTTTATGAAAACAGAAGTAATCCCGATTATCAAAAGTTAACGCTGAATCTCCGTTCTATCCTGTTTGCACAGAGAGAGGGCGTGATTTGATGGAAATCGGAAATCTGAATCAGAGAATCACCATTCTGGAACACAGAACTGTTATTGACGAAATCGGCAACCACATCACAAAATGGGAAGAAACATTCTCCCTGTGGGCAAAGGTGACTGTGAAAACAGCAAGTGAAACCACTGATGCAGGAATAACCAGAGAGGTACAGAAGCTTGAATTTCTCGTCCGTCAAAGTCCTGCATCACTGAACATCAGCAGCACCAATTTCCGCATCCTGTTCCGAAACAGTATCTACAACATCACAGGAATTATTCCTCTTTATGACCGCAACGATTACCTGAAAATTGAGGGTGAAACAAGAAAGGCAGGTGTGCCCGATGACTTCAATTGATAACATGGCTGCTGAAATTATGAAAGGTCTGACGGAATACGCCGACCTTGCAAATGAGAGCATGAAAAAGGCGGTAAAGAAAACTGCGACTTCTGTCAAGAAAGAGATATCTTCCAATGCACCAAAGGACACCGGTGCTTATGCGAAAAGCTGGGCAGTTAAAAAGACAAAGGAAAACAGCCATTCTCTTGAAATGACTGTACATTCCAAAAACAGATACCAGCTTGCACATCTCCTCGAAAAAGGCCACGCCAAGCGTGGCGGCGGACGTGTGGCAGGAAAACCACATATATCCCCCGCAGAAGAAAGCGGTGTGCAGCTGTTTGAAAAACTGATCGAGGAGGCACTCAAATGACCTACGAACAAATCGCAGAAATGATGGAAGAAATGGAGCTGCCTTTTGCTTACCACCATTTTGCTGAGGGCGAGAGTCCCAAGCCTCCTTTTTTACTGTTTTTATCTCCCGGAGAGAATACATTTTCTGCGGATAATCAGATGTATTTCAGCTTTAAACAGCTGGATATTGAACTATATACAGACGTTAAGAATCCTGAACTGGAAAATCAGATAGAACAGGTTCTGAAACGTCATAAAATCTACTATACAAAATCAGAAGTATGGATAGAGTCCGAAAAACTCTATGAAGTACTTTACGAAACGGAGGTATAACTTATGGCAAACAAGAAGAACAAAGTTAAATTCGGTTTGCAGAATGTCTACTGGGCGAAAATCAATGAATGGGGTGAAGACCCGGACGGCAACAAGACCGTTCCTGCATATGGAGAGTCAAAGCATCTGCCGGGTGCCGTATCGCTTTCTATTGATGCAAACGGCGAGGCCGAAAATTTTCATGCGGATAACGGTGTATATTACGTGATTAACAACAACGCCGGCTACACCGGTGACCTTGAAATTGCCCTTATCACAACCGAATTCGCAACGGAAATCTTAGGAGAAATTCTCGATAACAACGGTGTTCTTGTGGAAAGAAATGATACAGAACTTGCACAGTTTGCATTGATGTTTGAGTTTCTTGGAGACAAGCACCACATCAGACACGTGATGTACTGCTGCTCGGCTTCACGTCCTACAACAGAATCTGCAACTACAGAGGAAAGCACAGAAGTTAAGACGGAAAAGCTGTCGCTGAAAGCTACTCCTTTGCCCACAGGTCTTGTAAAGTCCAAGACAACCGAAAGCACGTCAGATACAGTTTACAACAACTGGTTCAAGATGCCGTACAGCCCGAATACAAAAACATCCACAACTACTACAACCACTACGACTTCATAAGGAGGTATATCTATGTCTATCAAAAAGAATATTACCATTGACGGTATGGAAGTGCCATTTAAGGCAAGTGCTGCTGTGCCTCGCCTTTATCGTCTGAAGTTCCGCAGGGATATTTACAAGGACTTTGCATCGCTGAAAACGGATGTGGAAGAGGGCGATGAGAACAAGAGCGAACTTGATATCGAAAGCCTTGAGGTTTTCGAGAACATCGCCTACATCATGGCAAAACACGCTGACCCTGAAAACGTTCCCGACAGTCCTGATGATTTTCTGGAACAGTTCAACACCTTCAGTATTTATGAGATCCTGCCACAGTTGATTGAACTGTGGGGGTTAAATACAGCAACGCAGATTGAATCTAAAAAAAACATCGCCCGACTGACCGACCGATGACAACGCCATTATTCCTGTTAAGATGCAAACAGCTCGGTCTTTCTATGACCGAGCTGGATTTGCTTACGATTGGACTGATAAACGATATGTTCACGGAACGTGAAAATGATGACTACGATGGCTGGAATGAAATGGCTTCACAGGCGGATTTTGATTCATTTTAAATTTTTGATATATTCTGTGCAAACAATTTCAAGCCTTTCAAAATCATTGCATCTCTTTGAAAGAGGCGTAGAATTACCATCACGTTTTTTCAAGAAATAAAGTGTGTTAGCATTTTTGCGAATTTTATCCTGTATGGACTTTATTACCCTGTATTCGGCTAACAACAAGGACTTATACTTGAGGTTTCTCTGCAAATTAATATCTACATATGTACACTCACTATTCGGAACAGGAAACATATTATTTATGTTTATCACACAATAGTTTTTAACTTTAATAAAATCAATGCTTTCCTTCATTGATTTATGCTTTTCTTTGAATGAAGAAAGCGGTGCAAAATAATCAAATCCATTTATTGAAAGCACAACACCGATATATTTTCTTTCATTTTGTTGTCCTGGCTTTTTATTATGAAACAAATGTGGTGCATATGGAAGCAAGTAATCAATATACTTTGGATTTACTTCATAGAATTTTATATTATCCATACTCCTCCTATAAAACAAGCGAGGGCAAGTTGAACTTTCCCTCGCTGTTAAATGTCGCATTCAGAGCTGCGAAACGCTCACTTTTAACTTTCTTGTATAGAGTCAAGAGAAACTCACTTAATAAATCTCTCATTTTGGGCTGAGATACACCCTCTGGATATATTATATGTCATAAAAGCAAAAAAGTCAATAGGCTTCAAAAAAAATTTAAAAAAGTGAGGTGAAACCACATGGCAAACAGAATCAAAGGCATTACAGTTGAAATCGGCGGTGATACCACTAAGCTAAGTAAGGCTCTGGAAAGTGTCAACAAGAACATCAAAAGTACTCAGACGCAGCTGAAGGACGTGGAAAAGCTTCTGAAGCTTGACCCGAAGAATACAGAGCTGCTTTCTCAGAAACAAAAGCTGCTTGCTGACAGTATTTCTGCCACCAAGGAGAAACTGACAACGCTGAAAACTGCCGCAGAACAAGCCAATACCGCGCTTGCCAATGGTGAAATCTCTCAGGAACAGTATGACGCACTGCAGCGTGAGATTATCGAAACGGAACAGGAACTCCGCAATCTCGAAACCGAAGCCGGAAAAGCATCGGACTCTTTGAAACAAATCGGTGAAGCCGGAGAGGTTCTCCAGAGTGTCGGGGACAAGATTTCTGATGTGGGAGGAAAACTAACCACTCATGTTACTGCCCCACTTGCCGCCGCAGGTACTGCAGCAGTCAAGACAGCCTCTGACTTTGATTCTGCAATGTCCAAGGTTGCCGCTGTATCCGGTGCAACCGGTGATGACCTGGATAAGCTTCGTGACAAGGCTCGTGAAATGGGTTCTAAAACAAAGTTTTCAGCATCAGAAGCCGCTGAAGCTATGAACTATATGGCTATGGCAGGCTGGAAAACCGGCGATATGCTTTCCGGTATTGACGGTATCATGAACCTTGCGGCTGCAAGTGGCGAGGATTTGGCAACCACATCGGATATTGTAACTGATGCATTAACTGCCTTTGGCTTATCCGCTGCTGACAGCGGTCATTTTGCCGATGTCTTAGCGTCCGCAAGTTCCAATGCCAATACCAATGTATCTATGCTCGGTGAATCCTTCAAGTACTGTGCTCCGATTGCAGGTGCTTTGGGATTTTCCTGTGAAGATACAGCCGAGGCATTAGGCTTAATGGCAAACGCAGGCATCAAGTCCACACAGTCCGGTACTTCCATGCGTTCTATTATGACCGCATTGTCGGGAGAGGTCAAGTTCTGTTCCTCTTCTTTTGGTGAAATGGAGATTGCAACCAGCAACGCTGATGGCTCCATGCGTGACCTTTCCGATATTCTTGCGGACTGCCGTGTAGCATTTGACCAGATGTCAGAATCTGAAAAAGCAAGTGCAGCACAGGCTCTTGTGGGCAAGAACGCCATGTCGGGTTTCCTTGCTTTGATGAATGCCGCGCCCCAGGACGTGGAGAAGCTGTCCTCTGCGATTGAAAACTGTGACGGCACATCACTTTCTATGGCGGAAACCATGCAGGACAACCTTGGCGGTCAGCTGACTATCTTAAAATCACAGCTGGAAGAACTGGCTATTTCTTTTGGAGAAATTCTGATGCCTGTCATCAGATCAATCGTAACGAAAATTCAGGAATTTATTGATAAACTCAACGCCATGGACCCTGCCACAAAGGAGACGATTGTGAAAGTTGCTCTCGTTGCTGCGGCAATGGGTCCTTTATTGGTGGTAATCGGCAAAGTCATATCCTCGGTGGGAAGTCTGATGACCTTTATCAGCAAAGTTCCGACTATGATTGCAGGTGCAAAGACAGCATTTTCCACTCTTGGAGCTGCCATTGGCGGTATTTCTGCACCGGTGGTGGCTGTGATTGCAATCATTGCTGTACTGGTCGCTGCTTTTGTAAATCTGTGGAATACCAATGAGGATTTCAAAAACAGCATTCTCTCCATTTGGGAACAGATAAAATCTACATTTGAAAGACTTACTTCCGGTATCGTCGACCGAATCAATGCGCTCGGCTTTGATTTTGAGAACTTCGGCGAACTTGTAAAAGCTGTATGGAATGGACTTTGTGAAGTTCTTGCCCCGCTGTTTGAGGGCGTATTTCAGCACATTGCAGATATTTTCTCTTTCGTCACCGACACCATTTTAAGTATTCTCGACATTTTCATCGGTCTGTTTACCGGAAACTGGGATCAGTGCTGGAATGGCATAAAAGACCTCTTTACAGGCATATGGGATTTCATTGTAAACTCACTCAGCAATATTCTGAACACGCTGACCGGTGTGTTAGATGTATTCCTTGGTTGGTTCGGTACTTCATGGGACGAGGTCTGGACAGCAATCAAGGATTTCTTTATTGGTATATGGGAAAGTATTTGTTCCTTTTTCCAATCAATCGCAGATTTCTTCGTAAACACCTGGAATGCGATTTCTTCCTTCTTTACGGGTATTGTAACTGCTATTCATGATACAGCAGTTTCTATTTTTACGGCTGTTTATGACTTTTTCGCAGGAATCCTGACAAGCATTCACGATTTCTTCTCCACGATTTTCAATGCCATATGGACGGTCATTTCTACGGTATGCACCACAATCTACAATACCATTTCAAGCATATGGAATACGATATATGAGTTCATTTCTCCGCTTTTGGAGGCTTTGAAATATCTGTTTGAAACCATTTTCCAGGCAATACATATCATTATCAGCAATGTGATGGACTGGATTTCCGAGAATATACAGACCATATGGAATGCCATTGTGGAGTTTATCACGCCTTTGCTTGAGGGCATTAAGTCATTCTTTGAAACCATATGGAATGCAATCAGTACTGCAATTTCCACGGTGCTGAGTACGATTTCAAATATCATCACCACAGTATGGAATGCAATTTCAGGCTTTATTTCAAACGTGATGAACACCATCAAATCGGTAATTTCCTCCATCTGGAACGCCATCAGCGGTGCGATTTCAGGTGTCGTAAATGGAATCAGAAATACGATTTCTTCCGTTTGGAACAGCATTTCTTCTACGATTTCATCGGTGATGAATACCATTCGTTCTACGGTGACAAGCATCTGGAACAGCGTAAAATCAGCGATTTCCAGTACAATCGGCGGTATTTACGATACCATTAAGGGCGGATTTGATAAGGCGGTAAATTTTGTAAAGGGACTGGCGAGTGATGCATTCAGCTGGGGTTCGGATATCATCAGCGGCATTGTTGACGGTATCAAAAGCTGTATTAACTGGATTTCCGATGCCTGTACAGATGTGGCGGATACCATCAGAAGCTATCTGCACTTCTCTGTACCGGACGTAGGTCCGCTGACGGAATACGAAAGCTGGATGCCGGACTTTATGCAGGGCTTGGCAGACGGCATTATCAAAAGCAAAAAGGTCGTGGCAAAGGCAGTATCCGGTGTGGCGGACACGATGAAGATTGCACTGAATTCCGACCTTAGCTACAAACTTGACGGCATGACAGGTGCTATCATGAACGGCGGGACTGAAAGTTCTGTGGTCAACAACTACTACAATAACGACAACAGCCGGACAGTGAATCAGACCAATAATAGTCCGAAAGCACTGTCACGGCTGGAGATTTACAGACAGACGAAGAATGCGGTGAAAGTGTAATTAAAATATGTTTAATTCACTTTTCAGCTCTAAAATTCTTTTTTCAATTTCTTGTATGACTTTAATAAATTCAGAATCAGATTTTCCTGTCGGATCATCAAGCCCCCAGTTGTCATCAAACGGTCTGCCAATAAACGGACAACCTACATTGCACCCCATTGATATGGCAATATCAGGTTCGGGAATATCAGATACCAGCTTCGAGTATTGTGTTTTCTCCATATCAATTCCGTAGAGTTGTTTCATAATGCGTACAGCATCTTGATTTATCTTCGGTTTTGTTTCTGTACCTGCAGAATAGCTTTCAAAAACATCCCCTGCAAGATGATTACCGAGAGCTTCTGCTATCTGACTTCGGCAGGAGTTGTGAACACATATAAAAGCAACTCTTTTCATTCAGTCCTCCTGTAAAACGGGCATCTCGTTTTAATACACTGAGCATTTTTATTTGAAAAATCACATGAAAAATTATCACATTCCAAATCAATGCCGTATGTTTTACTAACAAACTCAGCAGCAGTTTTAATCGCAAGAAATCCGTTTCTTTTACAGCATCTCGGACCACCGATTTCAGAAACCTTCAAAAGAACATTTGATACAAGTTGTAAATTATGCTTGTAATATTCATTGCTTGAAAGAGGTCCTGTTTCATGAATAATCGCAAGTGCTGCACCTACAGATGAAGCAGAGCCACACATTCCCCATTTCCCGCAAGTTGCTCCGGGCATATCAGAACCACGATTTGCAAGTTCATCAAGTGCTGTGTCAAGATTGAATTTTACACCCGCATTGTACATTGCGGTCATGAAGGCAGCACCATCTATTATATGATGAATGGGACCGTGCATAGGAACGTTTGAAAATTTTATGAGTTTGCGCCATATCATATATGGGTTTTTGCTTTTTTCTTTTAAGCAGATTTCTTTTATCTGATTCATTGTTTATCCTCCTGTGATGTGAAAATAGATGAAATCATATTTATCAAAGTAATATCAATGTTATCTGAATAAGAGTAGTGGGACCATTTTCCTTCTTTTCTTACGTTGACAATTCCGTTATCACACAGTATTTTCATATGATGTGAAAGCGTAGGCTGTGTAATATTCAATGTTTCCAACAGCTTGCAGGCGCATAATTCTCCACCATGAAGCATCTGAAGAATTCGGATCCTATTTTCATCACCAAGTGCTTTAAAAACCGAAGCTACATTTTTACAGTCTGTCATCATTTGTACGCCTCTTTCATATTGGTAATTATCTATATGACATTATAACATATAGATTGATGGCTGTCAATATGTTTTTACAGAAAGGAGTGATTCCAGATGTTCTATACCCTAACCCTCGAAAACGAAACCGGTCAGCAAATCGACTTGTCCAAAACAGCAAACAGGTTCATGTTCTCAAAGATTGAAGGGCTGAATCCGCCTGCCGGAACAGTCAGCACATCAAGCTATGCCGGAATGGACGGCAGCTACCTCAACAATGCTTTCATTGAAAAGCGAAACGTGGTCATTCCCTTTGAAATGCGTGGCTTTGATGTTGAAAAACGCAGGCATGAGCTGTATCAGGTGGTCAAGCCATCACGATACATCAAAATATATTACTCCACAAAAAACATCTCTGTGTATGCTGAGGGTATTGTGGAGACCTGCGAAATGGAGAACTTTGAAATGCTGACCAAAGGGCAGATATCTATTCTCTGCCCCGATATTTACTGGTATTCCACAGAAACGCAGATTGCCGAATATTCCAAAATCCGTGGCGCTTTTCACTTCATTTTCCCCGATAACGATGAACCGTTTCCAATCGGTCAATACAGTACACAAAACATCATGACCATTGTCAATGACGGTGATGAAGTGGGCTTTACCCTTGAAATCAGCGGAGGTCCTGCAAAGAATCCAACTATTTACAACGCTTTGACGGACGAATATATGCAGATTCTCGGCGATATCAAAGACGGCGATATCATCACCATAACTACGAAAACTGGCAATAAGACGGTTACACTGGAGCGTGAGGGCGTTACCACAAATATCATCAATCGGCTTGTTTCGGGTTCCACCTGGCTTACCTTAAAGCAGGGAGAAAATAAGTTTTATGTCCGTGCGTCTGAGGGACTGTCAAGCCTGAAAGTCCGTCTGATACACCGCAATGCATACTTGGGAGTGTGATTTATGCAGATTGAAATATACAATATGATTCCGGCTGATGACAAACTCTCCATAACTCTGGAGGCAGTGTGCGACAGCTTTTCTTCTCTCCTGTGGGATATTGAATACTATGCCTGCGGTGTATTTGAAGTGTACATTGCCGCATCTCCGAAAAATATTGAAATCTTCCGGACAGGCAGAATTGTGGGGCGTGATGATGATAAAGAACACTACGGACTAATTGAATCGGTACAGCTGGAAACAGATGCAGAAGACGGCGACTATCTCATTGTGAGCGGTCGCTTTTTAATGTGTCTGCTGGAGAGAAGAATCATTTATCCCACTTTCAACTTTACAAAGAAAGTTTCATACGCACAGATCGTGAATAATGTGGTGCAGTATAACGCCTGCAGGACAGGTGCGAGAAAGATTCCGGGGCTTTCGATTGGTGATTCTTCCGGCTCTTGCTGGAATCAGAACACCAAACTGCAAATCAGCTACGATAACCTTATGAAATGGATATACACCATTTGCGAGAAAATCGGTGGGACTGCCAATATACGACTGGTAAAGACGACCGATGAACAGTATGAAATGCTGCTTGAATTGTCTGAGGGTACAGATAGAAGTATCTTACAAGAGGATAACCCACATATTGTTTTCTCAGACGGATATAACAATCTGCTTTCATTTTCCTATTCCACAGATAGTTCTGTGCAGAGAAACTATGCCTACATATTGGGCAAGGGCGAAGGAGAAGAGAGAAAACGTACCACATATTGTGACGGCGATGAACCGGAACATCTTGACCGCTATGAGGTGTACGTGGACGCAAAGGATATGGCGGACGAAGAACAGGAAGACGGCGCATCCAAACCAATTCCCGATGATGAATACATCAATCTTTTACAGGAAAAAGGCAAGGAGAGCATGGTGCAGCCCCTTGTGGTTTCTGAATCGCAGATTGCGGTACAGCAGGCACAGTTCCGATATGGTGTAGATTATTTCGTGGGAGATTATGTGACAGTGGAACACCGCAGATTTGGTCTGCGGCAGAATAAAATACAGCTGATCGGTATGATTGAGAGCTTCGACCAGAACGGCAGAAATCTCACACCCACATTCAAGGAGGTATGACTATGGCATTTTCATATGGATTTTTCAACGCAAAGAATCTCGACAGAACATATACTGCCGAGAATTTCTGTGACTATCTTGGCAGTATCATCTGCAACGGCATTCAGGACAATTACGGTCAGTGTTTCAAGCTGACAGCAAACAAGCTAAAACTGACTATCGGCAGCGGCAAAGCTTGGATAAACGGACATTACTTTCTTTCTGATACGCCGTATACTTACGACCTTTCAGGCTATGTGAATGAATCTCTGGGCAGATATTTATCAGTAGGTATCTGCTGTAATACAGGTGAAAACTATCGCAAGATAGAGTTTGAAATTCTATCCGGTACACCTGCCACATCGCCGTCAATTCCAAGATTCAAAGATACAGAAACCAAAACATATCTCACCCTTTGTGCCGTCAGGATTGATGCCGGTGCAGCAGAAATTAAAATAACGGATTACAGGGAAAATACAACCTACTGCGGATATGTACGCTGTATTCTCGGAAAATGCAAGGTCACGGATATGATGTCACAGCTTTCGGAGATTACAGCACAGATAAATGATTACAATTCAACCATTCTTCAGCTAACCAATCAGGTGTCAGAACTGACAACAAAGGTAGATGAAATGACCGGAGATGTGGTTTCAGTCGGCAAATGCGGTGCTGATATCAACTACGTTCTCTACTCTGACGGCAGGTTGATTCTCAAAGGCACGGGAGCAATGTATGATTATATGGGTGCATATGAAACAAGCGGAAACAAATCTCCGTTCTGCGAAAATGATAACATCACTTCTGTTGTCGTTTCAGAAGGCATCACAACGGTTGGTGAATATGCTTTCCAATACTGCAACAATCTGAAAACAGCCACTCTTCCGACAACGCTCAGAACCATCAAGCGAAATAGTTTCATACCGCACATTGATGAATATCTGGTGCATCAGAATCTTTATGGACTGACTGAAATTACAATTCCGTCTAAAGTGACCGAGATAGCAAAGTCTGCCTTTGCAGGTACAGCTATCAAATCCCTTACCATTCCCGCATCTGTGACAACAGTCGGTGAACAGGCGTTTGGAGAATGTCAGAAGCTTGAAACCGTTCGATATAGCGGTAAGGTCATCGGTGACAGAATGTTTGTACGCTGTATCAAGCTGAAGAATTTCACGATCACCAAAAGCACAACAGAACTTATCGGCGGCTGTTTCAACTACTGTGAAAGCCTCACGCAAATCACTTATGAGGGCAGTCTTGCTGAATGGAGTGCAGTAAAAAAGAACACCAACTGGGACGGTCATTCAAGCAGTACAGTAGATAGTCCGCTTGTCAGGATTCAGTGCCTGGACGGATATATGGAATATGATGCAGATGCGGAAACTTGGGAGGAAGTGAAGGCATGATAAAATTTCTTGTAAAGGGACAAAACATCGAAACTCTGGAGCATGAGGTCATTGCAGCTGACCAGATTGCTTTTGTAAAGATACACTTTGTATTTGATAACAGCTGGAAACCGCTGCATAAGGTGGTACAGTTCACTCAGGACGAGTTCACCTACAACAGAGTTCTTGGCTTTGATGAGACAAGCTGTGTGCTGCCGGCAGAACTCGCTGCTGGTGCTGTGAAAATGTCTCTTTTCGGTTATGATGCAGAATCATCGGAAACTGTCAGGGCAACAACGGTTGTGAAAACGCTGCATATCAGACCGTCTGGTTTTGACGGTGAGAGCAGCAATGTACCGCCAACGCCCGACCTTTATCAGCAGTTGCTTCAAAAGATAAGTGAAAAGGGAGCTGACGGCAAGTCGGCATTTGAGATTGCTGTAGAGAATGGCTTTATTGGTACAGAAACTGAGTGGCTGGAAAGCCTGAAAGGTTCTGACGGAAAAGATGGAACTGACGGAACAAATGGACAGGACGGTAAAGATGGCATTGACGGTGCTCCTGGAACTGACGGAAAATCTGCATATGAAATTGCCATTGCAAATGGCTTTATTGGCACAGAAGCGGAGTGGCTTGAAAGCCTGAGAGGTTCTGATGGCAAGGATGGTGAACAGGGTCCTCCAGGGAATGACGGAAAAGACGGCATCACGCCTGATATATCAGATTATCCGGATAAAGCAGATTTTGAGGAACTGCAGCAGAAATTACAGTCTTTGCAGGATAGCACTATGGATTATATCATGGGTCTTACAAGCAGATGCGATTCGTTTGATGCCGACACTCAGCAGCTAAGAGATTCTGTTCAGTTTGATTTTCAGACAAAGGAAGAAGAAATCCTTGCTCTTGAAACCAGAATTATCGCTCTTGAAAGCCGCTCCGGTATTGAATACATCACGGTCTTTTCTTCCGGCAGTGATGCTTTGCAGAAATATGGTGAGAGCGTCTACACTTATTACAACGATGGTTACCGTTCACTTGCAGGCTTTGCGGAAAGTTATCCCCATTTCTGCTGTGCAGAGAATGACTATGCTTTGTACTTCAATCAGTCGGATTTCAGCTGGGCAGGAACTGTATTTGTGCTTTGCCTGACACCGGTTGCTCTCACTTCTTCCATGAATCTGATTCTCAGCTATACAGTCGGCGCATCACAGGACGCTGAATTTTATCTGGTGAAGAAAGCTGATAAGACCGGGGCTGAACTGGCTCAGTATATCTATGGGGAAATTCAGGCAGGAAATGCAGTAACTTTACAATTCAAATGGCTTTATTCCGATACATATATTTCCGTGATGCAGTCATTGGAAAATGTACCGGATGGAGAATATTATCTTGCCTTCAAAGGCACATCGGACAATTCACATCCGATGGTAAAATCAATCAAATTTATGGGAGGATGATGTTTATGAAGGAATGGCTTTGTACAATCGCAGGCATTGTGGGCGGATTTATCGCAACGCTATTTGGCGGCTGGGATTCTGCACTTGCAACACTTGTGGTCTTTATGGGTATTGATTTTGCAACAGGTCTGGTCACTCATGGGAAAATCCAAACATAGCAAAAGCGGTGCGCTAAATAGCAAGGCAGGCTGGATTGGTCTTGCGAAGAAGTTCTGCATTCTGCTCATGGTTGTGGTTGGTGTGAGAATCGATATTCTCATCGGCACAAACTACATCAGAGATGCGGTCTGCATCAGCTTCTGTCTGAATGAGCTGCTGTCTATTGTGGAAAATACCACGCTGATGGGCGTACCCTATCCGCCTGTATTCAAAAAAGCAATTGATGTTCTGCAAACAAAAGTAGGCAGAGTGGAAGAAGAAATCAAGGAGGAAAATGACAATGGCAATTCTGAAACCTGATAACACAACAACTCTTTGCGGTGTAACCGTCAACGAATTTCTGCTCACAAAACACAATCCAAACCACATCGATATGCCCTCCGTTTCTATGGAGGGCAAAGTTATCGGTATTACTGTTCACAACACAGATTGGATTTCGGTAGCAAGTGGAACGACACCTGCGGAGCAATACACCAGAGCAACTTACAATGGCAATATGAAAGACGTCAGAGTACATTATTATGTAGACAACACCTGTGCTTGGCAGAATCTGCCCCTTAGCCTCTCCGGCTGGCACGCCGCTGACGGCAGTGGAAACGGCAACCGCAGAAATATCGCTATTGAGTGTATTATGTCTTCTGCATACAACGATAAGGACAAGAAGTCGGAGGATAATTGTGCCAGGCTTGCGGCAGCACTTTTGAAAAAGTACAACCTGGACATCAATCACCTCTACACCCATACCCATTGGCTGAATGTCCGTGACGGAAAATCGGGTACTGTGGACTATCTCAATACGGCGAAGAATTCTTACAAAAACTGTCCTGCCTACATTCTGCCTCATTGGGCGGAATTTAAGAAGAAGGTCGAATCTTATCTGAGTGCTGGTTCTACATCTACAACTCCAAATCCTACACCTGCAAATCAGCTTTACAGAGTAAGAAAGTCCTGGTCTGACGCTAAAAGCCAGATTGGTGCATATTCTTCTCTGGAAAATGCAAAGAAAGCCTGCAAGACTGGCTATAGCGTTTTTGATAATTCAGGAAAAGTGGTATATACCGTTGCCGAAAAGACATATACAAAAGGCGCAAAAATTACGCTGAACAATACCACATTGTATTCCTCCAGCACAGTCAAGACTGGAACAAAGAAATCCGGAACGTACTATCTCTATGATGGACAGGTTGTAAATGGCAGAATGCGTATTACAAATTCTGCTGCAAACTGCGGAAAAACGCCTGCCGGTTCCTATGTCACCGGTTGGGTGAACAAGGCTGACATCTGATAACGATCCCCACGAGATATGAATTTTTCATATTTCGTGGGGATTTTTTGTTTTTCGGTACTCAAAAGCCATATTTCCGTCCTATGTAAAGTAGGAGGTGATTTCAATGACAGATGCACAAAAATCTACTGTACTCACATTGCGTTCAAAGGGAATGTCGTTTTCTATGATAGCGGAAACTGTAGGATTGTCTGTCAACACGATAAAATCCTTTTGCAGCAGACATAAAGGGCAGTTCTGCCTTTGCTGCGGCGAGCCAATCACGCAGCCGCCAAGAGTACGTCAGAAAAAGTTCTGTTCGGATAAATGCAGAATGAAATGGTGGAATGCTCATATAAAAGATGTTAACAGGAAAGCCATGTACGATTTTATCTGCTCAAATTGTGGTAAGCCTTTTCAGGCATACGGCAATAATCACAGAAAATACTGCTGCCACAGATGCTATATTCTTGCACGATTTGGAGGTGAAAAAGATGGATATTCAGAAGGAAGCCATGTACCAGGTGACGATGAGCATTGTAAAGAAGATGTTTCATGCAAATTTGATTTCGGAGGATGAATATCGTCAGATTGATACAATGTTCAGGGAGAAATACGAGCCGAAAATCGGCACATTATTCGTTGACTTAGAGCCTGAACAGCGGTAATATGTGTAGTGAAAGGAGGGCTGTTATGCGTAAAATCATCAAAATAGAACCTACGGAGCCCGTATTGCCAAGGCAAAAGCGAGTGGCTGCTTATGCTCGTGTATCAATGGAGTGTGAACGCCTTATGCATTCAATGTCAGCACAAATAAGCTACTATAGCGAACTGATACAAAAGAATCCCGAATGGGAGTACGCAGGTGTTTATGCTGATAATTTTATATCAGGAACAGAGACCAAGAAACGGCAGGAGTTTCAGAGAATGATTTCTGACTGTGAAAAAGGACTCATTGATATTATCCTTTGCAAGAGTATATCACGATTTGCCAGAAACACAGTGGATCTTCTGGAAACGATACGGCATCTGAAAGATATCGGTGTTGAAGTACGATTTGAAAAAGAGAACATCAATTCCTTGTCGGGTGATGGCGAACTGATGCTGACCATTCTCGCCAGCTTTGCACAGGAAGAAAGCCGTAGTCTTTCTGAAAATGTAAAGTGGGGCATTCGGAAACGCTTTGAAAAAGGTGATCCATGCAATCGAAATCCAATACTCGGCTATGAATGGGTTGATGACAAACTGGTCGTTGTCCCGGAAGAAGCAGAAATTGTAAAGAGAATATTCCGAAACTTCCTTGACGGAAAATCAAGGCTGGAAACGGAACGGGAACTGAATGCCGAAGGTATCACAACAAAGAGAGGATATCGCTGGATAGATTCCAATATAAAGGTTATTCTGACCAATATCACGTATACAGGCAATATGCTTCTGCAAAAGGAATACATTACCGACCCGATTACCAAACGCCGAAAGAAGAATAACGGCGAACTGCCAAAATACTATGTGGAAAATACGCATGAAGCCATTATAGATATGGAGACTTTCAGGTGGGTGCAGGAGGAAATGGAAAGAAGGAAAAAGTTAGGCCCTCTGGCAAACAAATCACTGAATACCTGCTGCTTTACAGGAAAAATCAAGTGTCCTTTCTGCCATAAAAGCTATATGCATGAAGTCAGAACAGACCGAGGTTATGCAGAATACTGGCTTTGTGGAAGCAGAAAGATAAAAGGCGGTCGCTGTACTGTCGGCGGCAGTATCAATCATAAGCACTTACAGGAAACCTGTGCAAAAGTACTTGGATTGCAGGAATTTGATGAGGCTGTTTTTCTTGAACGTGTGGATGTTATTTATGTTCCGAAGCGTGAAACATTAGAGTTTCATCTGAAAGACGGAACAGTTGTAACGGAAGCGTGTAAAAACACAGGCCATCAGGACTGCTGGACGGAAGAACGAAGGGCTGCCACTTCCTTGAAACGCAAAAATGGAAAAAGACCGAATCGGGCGGATATGACTTGTTTCTCAAAAGTGATTAAATGCGTAAGGTGCGGATGTAATTTCCGGAAAGGCACACGCACCTCTGCAAATGGCGACAAAGTTAGTCACTGGAGATGTTCGGAACATAAAGGATGTAATTCCGTAAGTCTTCGTGATGATTTACTGCGTACTATGGCAGCACAGGTTCTCAGCATCGATGCATTTAATGAAGAGGAGTTTGAACAGAGAATTGACCATATCGATGTGGAAGAAGACAGACTGGAGTTCTATTTTCGAGATGGTCATTCTGTAACGGATCATTGGCCAATACCAAGGAGGAAAAAATGCCAAAAATAACGAAAATACCTGCATCAATCAGCCGATACACATCAGCACCGATTGATGCACCTGTCAAGCGTAAGGTTGCTGCCTATGCTCGTGTGTCAACCGACAGCGAAGAACAGTTAACTTCATACGCTGCTCAGATAAGCTATTACACTGAATACATAAAAGGACGTGAGGACTGGGAGTTTGTTGGGGTGTACACTGATGAGGGTATCAGCGGTTGTTCCACCAAACGCAGAGAGGGCTTTCAGCGAATGATATCGGACGCAATGGCAGGAAAAATTGACCTTATCATAACAAAAAGTGTGAGCCGTTTTGCAAGAAATACTGTTGACAGCCTGACAACCATTCGTCTTCTGAAAGAAAATAACGTGGAGTGTTATTTTGAAAAAGAGAATATCTGGACGTTCGACGGCAAAGGAGAACTGCTTCTTACCATTATGTCGAGTATAAGCCAGGAAGAAGCACGTTCTATTTCAGAGAATGTAACCTGGGGACACAGAAAGCGTTTTGCCGATGGTAAGGTTAGTGTTGCCTACAGCCGGTTTCTCGGATATGACAAAGGCCCTGATGGAAAAATGGTTGTGAACCCGGAACAGGCCGAAATTGTAAAGCTGATATACCGTCTGTTTCTTGAAGGCATGACACCGCATACGATTGCTATTCATTTAACAGAGAAAGGCATTAAAACGCCCGGCGGAAAAGATAAGTGGAATGCAACTACAATCCGCCGTATTCTGACAAATGAAAAGTACAAAGGTGACGCACTCCTTCAGAAAGAATTTACTGTGGACTTTCTGACCAAAAAGACAAAGAAAAACTGTGGTGAAATACCGATGTACTATATCGAAGATGACCATGAAGCCATTATCGATCCTGCAGTATTTGATATGGTTCAGCAGGAAATGGAACGCAGAAAGACAGGAACATCACGCTATAGCGGTGTCAGTATCTTTTCAAGTAAAATTAAGTGCGGTGAATGCGGAGGGTGGTATGGGGCTAAGGTCTGGCACTCCACCGACCAGTACCGTAAAGTTATCTACCGCTGCAACAACAAATATAACGATGAGCGCTGTACTACACCGCACATCATGGAAGAGGAAGTAAAGGCTGTGTTTCTGAAAAGCCTGAATAAGCTGCTTGCCAATCGGGATGAACTGATAGAAAACGTAAAGCTGATTTGTGATAAGCTGACCAATACATCAGAACTGGAAGCCGAAAAAGAAAAATATGCCGGGGAAATGTCCCTTGTTGCGGATATGGTTCAGGCGGCAATGCTGGAGAATGCTCGTATCGCACTCGACCAGGAGGAGTACCGGCAGAAAAATGATGTCCTTTCCGCACGATTTGAGGCGGCAAAGAAAAAGCATGACGAATTGGCCATGCGGATTGAAGAAATAGAAACACGAGGACAGAATCTCCGCCACTTTCAGGAAACGCTGGAATCCTTAAACGGACAGGTGACTGAATTCGATAGCGACCTTTGGGGTTCATTGGTTGATTACATCACGGTTTATGAGAACGGAGAAAAAACGGTTACTTTCAGAGATGGAAGTGTGATTTAAGAGAATGATGAAATAAAGGGTCTACTGCAGTATGTGCGTACTGTAGCAGACCCTTTTTGTTTGACTCCTTAAGAGGTAGTGGTTATGCGTTTTGGTCTTTCAAATATCTGATTGATAAAAAGAAGAAATGGGTCAAATACCCGATTAAACAGCCACATATAAATTGAGCCAAATACATTTGTAAAAATACGAAGTAAAACTGCATAAGCAAGACCAAAAGTTGGTACAGCCACTGTAATTGCGCTGAATGCATTAAATGCAGATTGCCATACATAGCTGGCAGAGAATCCGGTTCCGATTCCTCCAATAATTCCAAGGCAAGGACGAATTTCTTCCGGCAAAATCAAATATGAAATAAAAAAGATTGCACTGCCTAATATATTGCCTAAAACACGATGCTTTGTGCGATATTCGACATCTTTACGAAATGGTATCAGAACGGACATTGCGGCAATACCAATCCAGTATACTCTCGGAACATTGAGAAGTGCAGCGATTAACATTGCACTGGAAATGCCCACAGAAAGACAGATTTGCCATCTGGTACGGGAAGAAGAAAGATGAATCTCTTTAAATAAGTCCATGAAGCTGCGTTTATATTCCACCTTGCGATGCTTAAAATATAGAATAGAGGCGGTCAAAACAGCTCCGATCAAAAGACTGATCAAACGCATCTGGTATGCTTTTCCGCTTACATCATAACCAAACAGGAGAAGATAGGAAAGCACAAAAGTAGAATGGTTGAACATCGTAATGTTATGACATCCTATCAGTGCCAGAGCGAAAATGCAGATGAGATTGATGCAGAATGACAGTCCGGTGGGAGCGAGATTAGACAGCTTCGGACCAAATGCAAGAATACCATAGATGAAAAGAATTCCAAGTGTGCCCTGAGAATTCTGGATTCCAAGGTCGGAATATCGAAATGATAACACGCAAAGCAGTACAACTACACCGGCAATGCTGTTTTCATTGCCAAAAAGTACAGAAAATAATGTGACAAAGGAAACACAAAAAGCAACAACCAGTGCAATTTTGAATAGATAAACAGCAATATGCTTACATTTATCTTTTGGATTCTTAAAACTTGCAATATACGATTTTGAACCTGCCTGGTTGAGTTGAAGTTCCTGATAAAAATTCATAAGTTACCTCCCATTTTTCATCATTAGATCATTAGCTTCTTTAATGTATTTTATTAAGGCTTCGAATTTTTCGTCTCCGAGGATTTTTCGAAGCCGATAAATAGGCTCCAGACAATACTGGTATGTCTTTTCCAGCTCCATTGTTCCTTTGGCAGTACAAAGGAGCGTATAACTTCGTTTATCATTTGAATTATATTTCTTTTGTAAAAGTTCTTTACGTTCAAGATGTTCGATTAACCGGCTCACTGCAGATTTGCTTAAGCCTGTCAGTACCGTTAATTCAAGGGGTGTCAGTTCTGCGTCTGATAATACAATACGGGAGAGAAGATCCAGTTCCTGCGCAGATGTAATGCCGCCTTTTTGGGCACGCTTTATTTGAAGACTCGTAAAAAGCCGAATTTCCTGTGCTTTTTTCATCATTTCTATCCAGCTCATGTCTTTCATACCTCATGCCTCCTTTTTACCAGAAAATATAGTTCACAATGTAAACTATCCAGCAGTATACACCTATCAGATAAATTTGTCAAGCTTTTGAGATATATTTCTGAAGATTAAATAATTTTTTCTCTTTGGAGAGGAATCTTTCGTGCGATGTGATGAAAAGCGGAATATGCTTTGACTGGGTTGATTTTTTGCTTGGCACCTGAACAACGGTGCTGCCGTATTTTTTAAGAAAAACATCTTGAAAAAATGTGCGAAATTGTTTATAATATACTTATAACAAATTTCACAGTTTATCGGTGCATCATTCGCTCAAATGCACCCAGTAATCTACAAATGCAACCGCTTGGGTGCATTTTCGTGTATGCGTTAAATTGTATCACTTTCGGTACGGCAATAGATCCTGCGGCAGGCAGCGGAAACTTCCTGACAGAACCTACATTTCTCTCCGTCGTTTGGAAAATGATGCACTATACGAGGAGCACCGTGGTCAAATGATGCTGGGCGGCGAGGGCGAATATAATCCGATTCAGGTTTCCATCGGACAGTTTTACGGCATCGAGATCAATGATTTTGCAGTGACGGTTGCAAAAACCGCCCTGTGGATCGCAGAAAGCCAGATGATGCAGGAAACGGAAAAGCTAATGCAGATCAATCTGAATTTCCTGCCGCTGAAATCCTATGCAAATATCGTGGAGGGCAATGCTCTGCGAATTGACTGGGAAAGCGTTGTACCGAAAGAAAAGCTGAATTATATCATGGGAAATCCGCCGTTTGTGGGAACAAAATACCAATCTTTATCTCAAAAGGAAGACATACTTAAAATATCTCCAATTTTAAAAAATCTCGACTATGTAACTGGTTGGTACAAGAAAGCAGTGGATATAATTAAAGATACTAGAATAGAATGTGCATTTGTTTCAACAAATTCAATCACACAAGGAGAGCAAGTTGCTCCTCTTTGGAAATTGCTTGATACTAATATAAATTTTGCGTATAGAACATTTAATTGGGATAGTGAAGCAAATTTAAAAGCACATGTTCACTGTGTTATAATTGGATTTGCCAACTTTCCTAGAAAAGAAAAAAAGATATATGATAATGGTACTTTAATAAAAGCTAAGAATATTAACGGCTATTTGATAGATGCACCGAATGTCTTTATAGAGTCGAGAAAAACTCCTATTTGTACAAATGTTCAAAAGATGATTAAAGGCAGTCAGCCCACAGATGGCGGTAACTTACTTTTAAGTGAATTGGAAAAAAATGAGTTAATAAGTAAAAATCCTCTTATTAAGAAATTTATAAAGCGATATATGGGTGCAAATGATTTAATTAATAACGTTATTCGATATTGTTTGTGGTTGGTTAATGCCTCACCTAGAGAATTAAGAAATATGCCTGAAATTTTAAAAAGGCTTGAAAAAGTTAAAGAAAACAGACTGAGTAGCAAAAAGGCTGCTACAAGGAAGTGGGCTGACAGACCATTTCTTTTTACAGAGAATAGACAACCTGATTCTGATTATTTAATACTGCCTGTTGTGTCTTCGGAAAGAAGAAAATATATCCCCGTATGCTATGTTACTAAAGATGTTATCGCCAATGCCAATGCTCAAATGATTCCTAATGCTAATCTATATACATTTGGTGTCATAAATTCTAATGTTCACAACGCTTGGATGAGAGTTGTTTGTGGAAGAATGAAAAGCGATTATGCTTACTCAGCTACTATTGTCTACAACAACTTCCCCTGGTGCAACCCAACACCCGAACAAAAAGCAAAAATCGAGAAAACCGCTCAGGCAATCCTGGACGCAAGAGCACTTTACCCCGACTGCTCCCTTGCCGATCTCTACGATGAAACCACCATGCCGCCGGAACTCCGCAAGGCACATCAGGCAAACGATTTCGCCGTGATGGCTGCCTACGGCTTTGACCGGAAAATCACAGAGAGCGAGTGCGTGGCGGAGTTGATGAAACGGTATCAGGAGTTGGTGGAGAAAGCTTGATCTGTGCACGCATCAGCACTGACGTGCAGTCCGATTGCATCGAGCAATGTCCCTGTTCCTCATCTAAGATTCGTCACAGAGCCACTCTCTAACGAGAGAAATCAAAACTAAAATCTCATCCATATATATTTAAATCATATAAATATTATCTAACTATATATAATATAATATATATAGTCATGAGATTATCGAAAAAACAACTTCAATTTCTCCGGAGAAAGCAAAGAAGTCTTCCTCCGTATCAACCCCAAAAATCAAATATATATTATAATTCCGGTAAGGTAAATTCTTTCAGCCTTACCGGAATTTTTGTTTTTGGAGGAACTTGAAATGGAAGAAGTAAGAATTTGCGACTACTGCGGAAGAGTGCTTGCAGAGGAAGAAGGCACACCAGTAGACGATGAGCTGCTCTGCGATGACTGTGTTGAGGAACACTGTGTCACCTGTGACCACTGCGGTGAAACCATCTGGGAACAGAACAGCGTTTCCGATGAAGACACTTGCCTTTGTCAGGACTGCTTCGATGCCTACTACTACCGCTGCGAATCCTGCGGACAGATCGTTCCGGAAAGCCTCGTCTGCTGGCACAGCGACCTGCCCTACTGTGAAAGATGCTTTGACGAGTTTGAAGACGAGATCGAAGAGTACGGTTACAAGCCCACACCCATTTTCTACGGTCAGGGAAAACGATACTTCGGCGTAGAACTGGAAGTGGATGACGGCGGCAAAGATAACGACAACGCTGCAACTCTCAAAAGTATCGCCAATGTGCATGAGGAAAATATCTACATCAAATCAGACGGCAGCTTGGAAGACGGTTTTGAGATCGTTTCCCACCCCATGACCTTAGAGTATCACACAGAGGAAATGAACTGGAAAGAACTCCTTCGGGAAGCAGTTTCCATGGGCTACCGTTCTCATCAGACCAGTACTTGCGGTCTGCACGTTCACGTCAATCGAAATGCTTTTGGCGACAATCAGGCAGAACAGGAAGATGTTATCAGCCGGATCCTGTTCTTTGTAGAAAAGCATTGGAATGAACTCTTTACGTTCAGCCGCAGAAGCAGCTACAACATGAGCCGTTGGAGTGCAAGATTCGGCTTTGAAAAGACCGGCAAGCAAATCTTGGAGAAAGCCAAAAGCGGCTGCAACGGCAGATATGTTGCAGTCAATCTCAATAACTACCACACCATTGAGTTTCGATTGTTCCGGGGCACACTCAAATACAGCACCTTCATCGCCACATTGCAGATGGTCAACCACATCTGTGATGCGGCGATTTCTTTGTCTGAGGAAGGGATCGATGCCATGAGCTGGTCGGAATTTGTAAGCTCCATTCGGGAACCGGAACTGATCCAGTATCTGAAAGAGAGAAGACTGTACGTCAATGAAATGGTAACAGAAAGCGAGGAGATGTAACATGTGTGCAGTGTTTGGATTTTTAGACTACAAGGAAAAAGTGAGCAATGCTGTTTTGAAAAAGCTGATACACTACCTCTCTGTCGCTGCGGAAGTCCGTGGCACAGACGCAACAGGCATCGCCTACGTCCGGGGCAGCAGCATCGTCACCTACAAAAAGCCGAAACCGGCACACAAGGTCAAGCTGTTCTTTCCCAGAGATACGAGGGCAGTCATCGGGCACACCCGGTTCACGACCCAGGGCAGCGAGAAGCGGAACTGCAACAACCACCCGTTCGAGGGACACTGTGGCACGGAGACGTTCGCCCTCGCCCACAACGGCGTGCTGTACAACGACAGGGAGCATCGCCGGGAACAGCATCTCCCGCCGACCTCGATCGAAACCGACACCTACGTCGCTGTGCAGCTTCTGGAACAGGGGCAGCAGCTGGACACGGAAAACATCAAACGCATGGCAGAGCTTGTGGAGGGCAGTTTTGTCTTTACGATTTTGAGAAACGACAATACATTGTTTCTGGTGAAGGGCAATAACCCTTTGACGATTTATCATTTTCCTGCACTGGGATTGTACGTTTACGCCAGCACAAAGAGCATTTTGGATAATGCTTTGAAAAAGGTAAAGCTGAATGACAAGCACTGTGAAGTGGATATTTCAGAAGGTGAAATTTTGGAGATCAATTCTGCCGGAAACCTTAGCAGAAGTACCTTTACCATGCAGGACTACATCCACACTATGTTCAACCCATACAATTGGAATCAACTGGACTATGCAAAATGGTGGATGGAAGATGAGCGGGAAGAACTGCTGCTGGAATACTGCGGCACGTTTGGCGTTTCGGAGGAAGAAGTAGAATTGTTGCTGGAAGTCGGTTATGATCCGGACGAGATCGAAGAACTGCTCATGGATACAGCGGCAATGGAAGAGGCACTGACCGAGGCGAAAGCACTGTTACAGTGTGAAGCATAAATCAAAACGAAAAATTGGAGGAATTTGACATGAAGGAATTTATCGCAGGACTGGTACTGACACTGGTGATCGGCGGCATCGGGATCGCCATCGAAATGCAGGAGCGGGAGGAGGTGAAGTACATCAATGCCGATTGCAATTGAAATGTTTCTGGCGGGTGTTGCCTGCGGCGTAGAACTGCTGGCACTGGTCAAGAAGAGTAAGTGAGGAAAACATTGTTCGTGGGAGGCTTGGCATGACGCTGAGCCTCTTTTTTTGAAACAAAATTGGAGGGAGAAATTTGATGTTGGAAGAAACCACAATCATCAAGAGCAAAGCAATCTTTTCAGACGACAAAGAACATCGCTTGCTTCTGCGGAAGGAATGGGACAGCGAGAAACCAACCGCAATGGTCATCATGATCAACCCCAACACGGCAGATACCGTCAACTTTGATATGACCACGATGCTGGTTCTCAATAACGTCAGCAGGCTCGGTTTTGGCAGCGTCAATATCGTGAACCTGTACAGCAGAATCATGGAAAAGCTCAATCTTCGTTTCAACGGCGATGATGAACTGATTGCTGATGAAGCAGATGATGTGATTGAACAGTACGCAGCAATGAGCGATGCCATTATCATCGCCTGGGGCACGATCGGAAAGAATACTTTGCGTGTCAGAGAACGGCAGAAATACCTGCTGGAATTGATAAAGCAGCATGCCAGCAAGATGTACCAGATTGGAAAAAATGCCTGCCACCCACTCACGCCGGCAGTTAGAAGAGAATGGGTGTTAGAACCTTATGAAATGGAGGAAACTGAATGATAAAAGTAACCAGCTTGCAGGAAATGAGTTGTATTACAAACGATGATTTAAGGATGCACATTCAAGAAAAAGCAGAAGCAATGATGCAGGAGTATCAAGTAGATAATCTGGATGACATTGGCTGTTTTGTCATCCTTGAAAAAGAGGAATTTGCTTGTGTTCCGATGAACGAACTAGAGTTTGTGGAAGTGTTGGAAATCGGAGAAGAAAGCTATCTGCATGGTGTCAGAATCATTGATGACAGCTATGGTGAGGACATCTATCTGCCTGTTGAGGTGGTAAGATGCTGAGTATACCAAAGGTTGCACAATACGCCCGGTTTTCCAGTGACAATCAACGAAGTGAATCCATTGATGCACAGATACGAGCCATGAATCAGTTCTGCAAGCAAAATCACTGGCAGGTGGTTTCCACCTATACCGATGAGGCGAGATCAGCGACAACAGATAACCGACCGCAGTTTCAGCAGATGATCGCTGACAGCGGCAAGGGATTGTTTGACATCGTGCTGGTGCATAAGCTGGATCGTTTTTCAAGAGATCGTTACGACAGTGCTATCTACAAAAAGAAGCTAAAGAAGAACCATGTCAAGCTTTGCAGTGTGCTGGAACGCATGGACGATTCCCCGGAGAGCATTATGATGGAAGCAGTCCTGGAGGGCATGTCGGAATACTACAGCAAAAATCTGGCACGGGAAGTCATGAAAGGCATGAACGAGACTGCTTTGCAGTGCAAACACACCGGCGGCTGTCCCCCGCTGGGATACGATCTGGATGAAAACCGGCACTTGATCGTCAATGAACAGGAAGCACAAGCAGTAAAAATCATCTTTCAAATGTTTGCAGACGGTCACGGATACACCACTATCATTGATTACTTGAATGCCCATGGATACAAGACAAAACGAGGCAAAATGTTCGGGAAAAACAGTTTGTACGAAATACTCAGCAATGAGAAATATACCGGCGTTTTTGTGTTCAATAAAGCAGCGGCAAGAGCAGACGGGAAACGAAATAACCACGCTCAAAAGGAAAGCTACATCCGCATTGAGGGCGGCTGCCCTGCGATCATCGGGAAAAAGCTGTTTGCACAGGTGCAGCGGATCAAGGCGAAGAATAAACGAAACACAGGACGCTATCACAGCAAGGAATTTTACCTGCTGACTGGAAAACTGGTCTGTGATGTCTGCGGAAAGCGGATGATCGGAAATCTTCGATTTTCGGGAAGAAGTAAAACACGGCTTGCTACCTACAGATGCAATACGCATCGTGCAATGTGCAACAACAAGGAGCTGAATAAGGACTATCTGGATGCCTACATTGCTGTGCTGATCGGTGAAAGGCTGAAGCCGAAAAATTTGAGAAAAGCCGTTTCTAAGGTGAATCAGCAGGTGCAGAAATTCAATCATGATTTCGATGCCAACCATGAAGCGATTTCTGCACAATACAATGAAGTGCAGGACAGCCTCGCCAATATCACCAAGGCGATCGAAAAGGGCATCTTTACAGATGACTTGCTCCAGCGAGCAGAGCAGCTGGAGAACGAGAAAGCGAAACTGGAAACCAGATTGCACGAGCTAAAGCTGCTGGAACCACTTCAATATGAAGACGTGGCATACCTGCATACCCAGTGGAAAGAGCTAAAACGAAATACCGAAGAGTTCCGCACATTCATTCAGCAGTTTGTGAAAGCAATTCATGTGCGACCCTATGATTTTGGCATTGTTTTGGATATGGGATTTGGTGTGGTGGAGTTGACAGAACCTATTACCATGCGACGAGGTGAATTGTACGAAATGTTTGATTCCAAAGTAAAGGAGTAAAGAATATGTTTGAAAAATCAAAAGGCAGATACCTGACACGAGGCGTAGATGCGGAGATACCGATTGCACTGCAAGTGATGATGTGGCAGGCTGTTGATCAGATGCCCGAACCGAAAGACTACTTACAGGTGTTTCATCTCAGCGAGAAGAACGGTTTGCAGATCGTGCACCATACCTCGGAGCAGCCGCAGTTTGAAATGACGTACATTGCGGAGGCAGAAAAGCCGGTCACAGCAAAAGTGTATATCATCGATGATGGTGAGCACTGCACCATGCTGTTGGCGGAAGAGTACTAACGAACCAATACAAGCGATCAAATACGAGCAATCCAACAAAAAAATCCAAGCCATACGCATGACTTGGATTTTTTTTACTGCCCGGCGAACCGAAGCACAAGCGAAAAGCGAATCCGCTGAGGCGTGCGGTGCTGCACCGGGATAAAAGGATTACCCGCATTTTTTTACTGCAGTTCTTCCTCTGGTGAGAAAAATGGGAAAACGAGAAATTTCTGTTCCTTTACAAACGCTCTGCCCTCCGGTGTGTCCTTGACAAAGAAGAGAAGCGTATCACATAACGGATTGATGTTGTTGATGTGCTTATCGATCCTGCCGTTTTGATTCAGGTAAATCGCTCTGTTGTACTGTGGGATCACTGCTAAGATCACATCGGCATTTCTTTTTTTGATCTTTTGGCACAGTTTGCGGAGCATGTTGATTCTGCTCCAGGTCGGGGACTTCTGTTTTTCCTTGCTTTCGATCCTCGCCAGCGTGTCCAGTGCTTCCACCGCAGGAAGCTTTGCAATACAGGTGATGACCGGACCGCCATACGTTGTCAGCGTATAGTGGTTGGAGAGAAGCACGTCCATGTCCTCTTTCTCTGCATCGATCTCATAAGTTTCTATGATCCGGCTTGCCACAGCAGCAGTCAGCCGTTCTTTCTCCTGATACAATCCATACGCTGAAAGATGGTCGATCAGCATTTTCCGCATCCGGCTGTACTTGGGAAATGCTACATTGCGATACAGGATCGACTGGGAAGCATCGTGCTGAATGTCATCATAAATGGCATCCATTGTAAATACAGAAAGGTCTTCCTTCCGGACAACCATATGTATTCACGAGCATTTTTGTAAAATATGACGGGAAATTTGCAAGCAGATGGCGTGCAAAGTCGCCAGACGCTCTTTATGCGGTATTGCCCTAATTTCATTTATGCTTTTACACAAGGGCAGGAAAAACTTCGGCTTGACAGCAATGCCCAGTTAAAATACAGGAACAGCTGGGCGTGTACTGCGTTGTTCAGCTCGGAGACGTACCTTGTGAATGCCGAACGAGACAACCTGGGAATCGTTGCTCGAGTGATCACACTGGATGGACTGACCTACACAGTAGATGGTACCCATTCGGAACAGATCAAGGCATTTACAGGCAAAAACTACGGATATATAGGTTCTCTGCTGGCAGAGCATCTTCTTGCATCGGACAGTGCGGAGATCTTACAGCAGTTTCAAGACGTGCGTGAAGAACTGCTGGAACTGTTTCCGGAAACATGCAGCCTTTCGGAACGGCTCG